AACTTATATTGCTATACACAATGTTTTTGCATATAAATCTTGAACTTTATCAAAAAGATTTGAGCTCTTTATTTTTTCGTAATAAATATCTTTATCAGTTGGTCTTGGGAAATTACCTGGATGGTTTGTTTTCATATCCAGATTTATATCATTAATATCTAATTGAGATATCTTATCTAAACCAAATTTATTTGATATATTATCCATGCATATCTGTGGACTATTTACTAATGAATCAAAACTTAAACAAACAGATGTCTCGGTATTTTCAATAGAAGCCTGTAAGAATCTACAATACCAATCTATTAACCCCTCTGTGGTAGAAGGTATTTCTGCAGACATTTTCATCCATGACGAAATACATTCCAGTGGATCTCTAATGATAGTTACTACAGAATCTCCATCTCTAAGCGGTTGTATTCTATGCTGAGTATAATCAACATTATTTATACCGAAAGAATCTCTACAACAGACATAAAGATATGTTGTTCCGCATCTGGGGAAGCCAACAATTTTTAATCTTGCCATTCTCCAACTTCTTCGTTCCAAACCCAATACCCTTCAGACCCAGGTTTTGCTACAGGTGGTTGCCAATCGTAATTAGAATCTAAAGACCACGAATCATATGGTTTTGGCATAATAAAAACATCGGCTTCATGATCGTATGCATAGCCCACTCCTGCATATTGCTTTCTAAAATTATTATTATATGAAGTTTGTATCCATGTTCCACCTAGAAGGTTATGACAGAACTCAGCACCTTTTGCTTCATTTTCAACACCGTCAATTAATAGTTCACTGTTGTTAACAACAACTCCTTGAACAACAATATTGTTTTCATCAATTCTTACAAAATGTGCCATTAGAAAGTTATACTCCCTGTTCCTGTGAATGTGTAGACATGAAATCCACTTCTTGATACTGCGCTATAAGTTGGGGAACCAGTTGTTGCTAATGCAACTGGGAATGTACTTGGGTAAGCGATAATCACAACTCCAGAACCACCATTACCGCCAGTTCCGTTATAGAAGCTATACGAGCCTCCACCTCCTCCACCACCAGTATTTGGAGTACCACTACCGCCACCAAAAGGACCGCCAATACTGGCATTTCCAGCACCTCCGCCTCCTCCACCGCCAGCACCGCCAGCGCCGTAAGAACCAGTTCCAGAACCTCCACCGCCTCCTCCACGCTGAACAGATGTTCCTGTTATGGAAGAAGCACGACCTGCACCACCATTTCCGCTAGAACCAGCAGCATTAGTTCCACCTCCTCCACCACCACGACCACCAGTGTTTGGATCTCCACCAGCGGATCCTCCGTAACCCTCAACTGGGGTATAGCCACCAGAGTTTCCTGCACCACCAGCGGTGTTTACACCACCACCTCCACCGCAACCACCAGAGCCATTAACTATTGCACCACCGCTTGCGGCAAATGTGTTAAACGATGATGCTTGACCTACTGTTCCACCACCGTTTGTTGTACCAGCACCACCATTACCAACAGTTACAGTATATTGAACACCAGCTGTTACTGCTAATGCAGCATTTTCACGCTGCCCACCTGCACCACCTGAGCCAGCAAGAAATGGTGATCCATGACCAGCACCACCACCTGCTTGAACAAGCACTTGAATAGTAGGTGTTACAGATCTTGACAGAACACGCTGACCGAAATTTTTAACACTTCCACCACCAAATTTAGAATAAAATGGCATATTAACTCCTAAGCGAATTTAGTTTGACTAGCAAGTACGGTGTATGTATTCGCTGCTGTTTTAAGAATACTTAATGCATAGCTATCAATTGAAGATGCATTTCCACCTGTCGGTGCTGTTCCGCCCTGCCATTTTGGAGTAATAGTTGCTCCATCAACTTGAACCACATTAGCATAATACGCAGTAGTACCTTGTTGAGCCATAAACACAACTGTTGCAACATCACCGACAGCAATGCTGTTATTCATTGTTACCGTTGAATTACCACGCACATTTAATGTCCAGTTTGCAGATGCGTTTGTTGTATAAAAAACAGAAGGGTTTGATAAATAATTAATTGCAACCGTTCCAGTCGCAGCTGTTGCAGAAACAAGCATTGGTTCACTAACACTAGTTACAGAAAGTTTTGTTGAAACATTTGCATTTGCAGATGTAATACTTGCAAGACCATCAATTGTAGTATTACTTGAACCCAACGCAATTGCCGTTGAACCAATAGTAACTGATGCGTTAGCAAGTTTGCTATTTGTAATAGTAGTGTTTGCAATATCTGCATCAACGATTACTCCAGAGCTAATTGCTGTTACTCCGCTATCAGAGATAACAACATCACCCGTTTCTGCAACTGAAGTTGGTACGCCTGATGAGTTGTACACAATAATATTTCCAGCCGTACTAGTTGCTAATTTTGATAGCGCAATAGCAGCAGATGAACTGATATCTGAGTTTACAACAGAGTTGCTTAATGAAAGCTTTCCATATGTAATCGCTGCTGAAGCATTCACATCGGCATTAACAATTGTTCCATCAACAATTGATGCACTCGTAACAGAGTTAGATGGAATAACATTTTGTGTTAATGTAATCAAATTCCAACTTGTACCGTTATACAACCAGGTTTTTCCACCTGATGTAAAGGTGTCATTATTTGCGGGGGAATCTGGAAAGTCAATTGCCATATTTTCTATTATATCCTAAATAGATATATTAAACAATTGGTTGCCAGGACAATGATTCTTCATCCCAGAAATAATACCCATCTTCTGGCATTGGAGTTGGTGGTTGCCAATCAAAATTGCTATCTAATGCCCATGAAGTATATGGTTGCGGAGCAATAAATACATCAGCTTCTTCATTATATGTAAAACCAATTCCAGCGTATTGTTTGCGGATATTATTATTATAAGAAGTTCTTACACACTTCTGTCCACGGAAATCACCGTAGTATTTTTCCCAATCAGAAATTCCTTCAACAACTTCGTCTTCATTACGACCTGTAATGACTTCGGTTACAATATTATTTTCATCTAAAAATGCGTAGTGTGCCATGTTATAATTTTACCATATTTCACTTAAAAAGTAATTGTTCCTGTTCCTGCTGTAAAAGAATAGACTCTATATCCCGAACGGCTAACAGTGCTAACAGAATAAGTGAGTCCTGCACCAATTGTAGTAATTGCAGGGTATGAATCGGGATAAGCAATAATTACAATTCCTGAACCACCTGCGCTTGCCCTCACTTGTGCAATATCTCCATACACTGCACCACCACCACCACCTCCAGTGTTGGCTGCACCTGCACTTGCTTGTGCGCCACTTGCTGCCTGACCATTTGCACCACCACCTGAGCCACCAGCACCCCCATTTGCAACACCATAAAAGCCACCGCCACCTCCGCCACCGCCACGGGTAACTGAAGAACCTGTAATTGATGACGCTAAACCATTACCTCCTGCACCATATGCCCCACTAGTACCAGCGACACCAGCACCTCCACCGCCAGCACCGCCTGTTGACCCACCAGTTCCTCCAGCATTTCCTTGACCTGAAGTTGCTGCACCTGCACCACCGCCGTTTGCTGAACCTCCACCGCCTGAACCACCAGTAGCGCCTGCTCCACCATTCCATGTTCCACCCTTACCACCAGCAGTTGAGGTTATAGAAGAGAAAACAGAATTATTTCCGTTTGTGTTCACTGCTCCACCAGCGCCAATAGTCACTGTATATGCAGTTCCACCTAATACAGAGAAAGAACTTGATGTTAGATAACCTCCTGCACCACCACCACCGCCAGCATCGTAACCACCACCACCTCCACCAGCAATTACAAGGTATTCAACAGATGCCGCAAATACCCAATTAGAACCCATAACGGATTCTCTATGGTCTCTTAGATTCCAAATATCGGAAGCGGATGTTGTTGAAGGAAATTGTGCCATTAGAAAGTTACCAACCCTGTTCCAGCAGTAAAAGTGTAGACTCTGTAGCCAGCACGACTAACAGTGCTTACAGAGTATGTGAGACCTGCTCCAATAGTAGTAATTGCTGCATATGTGCTTGGATAAGCGATAATAACAACTCCTGAACCGCCAGCAGCAGCAGCACCAAGACCAATAGTTCCACCACCACCGCCTCCAGTATTCACTGTGCCTACTGTACCAGTAGCACCACCACCGCCTGAACCTCCTGAAGCGCTACTAGAACCACCATCACCACCACCACCGCCTCCACCACCACGAGTGACTGATGTGCCAGTTATTGAGTTTGCTAAACCGTCACCACCAAGACCACCACGAGCAGAAATACCGTCACCACCAAGACCACTAGCACCACCACCACCTCCAGCACCATAAGCAAAAGTCGTAAAGTTTCTACCACCATCCCTGCCTTGAAGTGCTGTACCTGCACCACCAAATCTCGCAGTGCCAGTGCCACCAGCACCACCACCACCCGAACCACCGTTTGCACCATTTTGAGAAGGATACGAACCTCCACCTCCACCGCCCGTTGAAGTTATTGTGGATAACACAGAGTTAACACCGCTACCGCCGATAGTTGGTGCGTTCGTACCACCATTACCACCTGCACCAATGGTTACTGTAAAACTCACTCCAGCAAATACAGACAACAAAGACTCTGCTGAGTTATTCGCTCCAGATGTAGCACCGACAACAGAAGTTCTATACCCCCCTGCACCACCACCGCCTCCATTTGAACCACCACCACCACCACCTGCAATTACGAGATATTCAATTACTGATGGAGCTGCTAATACCCAATTAGAACCCATCGCAGCAATTCTCTGCTTATATAAACTCCATACTCCTGAAGCTGATGATGTTGATGGGAACTGTGCCATAAATATTATCCAAGCATTGCTGCTATTTCTTCCTCTGTTAAACCCAGAGCCGCAAGTTTTGCAGATCCAGATGCTTTAGCATTTGCTTTTGCGGTTTCAGCAGCATCATTTTCCGCCTGCATTTGAGCCCAGACAGCAGCATCAGCTTCACGCTGTGCAATTTCTTCTGGTGTAAGATCTACTTCCGTTACCACACCAGTTTCACAATTAACAATTATTTTTTTTGACATGTTTTCTCCTATGTATTAAGAATACCATACAGCGATGCTGATGAAAATTCTGCAAAATTTGTTCCGTATGGATCTAGTACAATAGATGTTATTGCAGTATTAGATAGCCATACCCCGACATGCAATGCCGTATATGCTGTTGTTCCATTATTTTCAGTGACAGAATCAGTGATTATAGTTTTATAAACAGAGCCAGTGTAGCGAGGTATGTACATCTTACCATTGCTGAATTGAGATGCTGATGCACTAGATGGGGTAATGCGCATAAGCCAGGGTTGAGATGCAGCAGCACCTGATGCAGCAGAACCATTCCCCTCTGCCAATTTAAATGAGTAATTTGCAGAGGTTTGATCATTGTTTATAAAAACCTGAAGGGTTGGGTTATCTGTAGTAGCACGACCAGACACTACAAACTCTAAATCGGTATATGTTTGTGGTATAGAAGAAAAAGTAATTGTAGACGCTCCTCCAGAACCGACTGTTATTGTTTGGATAAGATTATAAGTAATAGTCATAATTATGCAGCCTTAATACCATATAATGTAAACATTGAACCACTATAAAAATAATTAGCCTGTGTAAAAAGTCTAATAGATGTTATTGCAGATGTATTACGCCAAAGATTAATCATAGCATTAGTTTCTTGTGTCCAAACACCATGACGACTTAAAACAGTTTTATATCTTGTTGCATTTGAATATCCTATTACATCAATAACTGTTACTCCAGTAAGGTCTTGATTTGGTAAATATCCAACGCCAGTAAAGCGCATAAAAGACACAGTGTCTGCTCGTGAACTAGATGCAGAAACGGAACCATCATTGGTTATGCGAGTGCGAGAATAAAGATTAGTGGTGTCACTATTAAATTGACCCTGGAATTCTGTTGTTGCTGCTGATGCACCACCTTTAAACACAATGCGTAAATCTGTATATCCACTACCAAAACTGTTAAAAATAACCTCCTGTGTTGTATTATTAGTTAGCGTTACTGTTTCAATTGAATCATATGTTGCAGCCATAATTATCCTCTAACCCCATAAAGAGCAATTGAAGAATATTCTAGAAATTCTGTAGCATTTACTGATTTGAATGTAATACTTGTTATTGCAGTATTATTAATCCATGCGCTTGAAACAAAATCAATGGTACCTCCGCCATTATAATCACATCCACCAATCGCCCTAGTTACTTTATATTTATTTGTATCTGTATAATCCAAAACATCCATAATGAAGATGCCAAACATTTGAGATGTCGGTGAGTTACCAAAAAATAAAGGTAGTTGATTACCTACTGCAGGTGCAGTTCCATATCCAAAAGATGAAGCTGTTGAACCATCTCCTCTTAAACCATGAAGTGTATAATTTGATAATGTTTGATCACTATTAAAATACACATATGCTGAGTCGTATGTTGAAGCCCTATCTGACCTCAAGATTCCACGAATATGTAAATGCTTGTATATCTGAGGGATTGAACTAAATGTTATTACACCATTTGAACCACCAGATGGTGCTGTATAGGAAGCGATAGATTCAAAGCTATTCAGAGTAGTCCAGTTATCGCCTCTCACAGCCCGTCTTTGTTCACGAAGCTGCCAGCGACCAGATGCGCCAGATGGACTTGGAAATTGCGCCATAGTTACGAGATTTCCTCGTAACTACACACTGCCTCCAGCTTCAGCGTTGTGCTACCGAAAGCACGAAGGGAGTCACCTTCTTCAAGATAAATAGCTTTTGTTAATACATCCATTGTTGCACCTGCTGGAACAACGAGTTGGTAAGCAATACGATATGCGGTTGATGAACGATACAAGTCAAGAGTAAGAGAATAGTTAGATGTTCCATCAACATTGGAGACATAAAGTGAGTTAACTTTAAACACCTTCCCGCTACCGCCGCTATTTGTTACAATTGCTGCTGCGCTTGCGGTAAGAACAGCAACTGCTGTCTTTCCTGTAATTGTTGTTACACCTACAATATTTGGTGCTGCCATAATCTATCCTCCAAAAACAATTGACATTGCAATTGCTTTACCTGTTGATGCAGGTGTAAAACCTAAGTTTGTTGCAGCAACATTGGCTGCTAATTGTGTATTCGTAATTGTTGCATTTGCAATCTGTGTATTTGTAATTGTTGCATTTGCAACTTGTGTTGCCGTAATCGTAGCATTTGCTATTTGTGTAGCGGTGATTGTCGCATTTGCAATGTGCGCACTTGTGATAGCTGTATTTGCAATATGCGCACTTGTAATAGTTGCGTTTGCAATTTTTGCGGATGTAACCGCAGCATTTGCGATCTGTGTATCTGTAATGGTAGTGTTTGCAATTTGTGTAGCGGTAATCGTAGCATTTGCAATTTTTGCGGCTGTAATTGTTGTATTTGCAATCAAATCATTGGTGATTGAACCATTTGACATCGCTTGCACAAAAGCTTGCCAGGTATCACCTGTCCATGTCCAGCTTCTTCCGCCAGATGTAAAGACATCATTTGTTGCTGGGGAATCTGGGAAGTTAATTGCCATTATGTCTCCTATTCTACCACTTATGCGGTTTTAAATCTAATATGGGTAATAGCCATTATGGGACCACCAAGCTCCCCGAACCAGTAAATGTGTGAATGATGTAACCACCAAACGAAGTGACAGTACCGCCAGTAGCAATTTGATAGTTACTTAAATACCTGACAATAACAATACCTGAACCACCACCTCCACTCGCACCACCACCAGAACCAGTATTTATTGCACCAGCAGAACCAGATGCACCACCAATACCACTTGCACTACTAGTGTTGCTGTTGCCAGAACCGCCTGCGGCTCTGAATGTAGGAGTTCCAGTAATAGAAGATTGAAGTCCACCACCACCAGTTGCAGTAGCATTACCTGATGCGTTTGTTGCAGTTCCACCTACGGCACCTGCACCACCACCTCCGCCACCTCCGTCAATTAATGCCGCACTGATACCTGTACCACCTGCGTAACCTTGAGTCGGAGAAACTGCTGCACCACCAGTGCCACCGCTACCACCACCAGCTTTACCTGAACCACCACCACCAGAACCGCCAGCGGTTCCGTTGACTGGGTTTCCAGAACCACCAGCACCGCCGCCAGTTGAGGTGATAGAGCCGAAAACGGAATTTTGACCGCTGGCATTTGCAGCACCACCACCACCTACTGTTACGGTATATGTTCCTGGGCTAAGAACTAAAGATGATTCAGCTGAACCTCCACCTCCAGTTGTTTCTCCAGTTACCGAATTACGATAACCACCTGCACCACCACCACCACCAAATGTGGTTCCACCACCACCACCGCCTGCAACAACTAGATATTGAACTGTTAGATTTGTTGAATGCAATACTCCAGCAGACCATGCAGAACCCAGCCAAACTCTCATAACATTAGTATCTGTTTCAAAAATAACCTGACCCGTATAAGGACTAGCAGGGCGTGTTGTGCTGGTGCAAACAGCGGGTTGAATAATTGATTGTGCTCCAGTAATATTGTTAATAGCCATTATGAGATCACCAAGCTCCCCGATGCGGTAAATGTATGAACTGTGTATAGACCTGAAGTTGTTTTAGTTCCACCAGTAATAGTAAGTCCAGTAACAAGAGCTGTTAAATAACGAATGATAACAATTCCTGAACCACCTGCACCACCAGAAGGTGTTGCACCACCAAAACCGCCAGCACCACCACCGCCACCACCAGTATTCGCTGTGCCAGCAGTACCAGCAGCAGCCCCATTTGAACCAGCACCACCACCACCCGAACCACCAGCACCCCCAGTAGAACTGCCTGTGCCACCACCACCGCCTGCTCTTGTTACTGCAGAACCAGTGATTGATGAGGAAAGACCAGCACCACCTGCACCGCCAATATTATTGGCGCTTGTTGTCCCACCTACTGCACTCGCACCACCGCCGCCAGCATAACTACCGCTTATACTGTTACCACCAGCAAAACCTTGTGATGTAGTTCTCGCACCGCCAGTTGTACTAATATTGTTTGCACCGCCGCCAGAGCCACCAGTGCCAGATGCATTTAAACCTGCTCCCCGACCACCACCTTTAGAAACAATACCAAAAATTTCGCTATCCAAACCCACAGTATCTGATGCACCACCAGCACCAACCGTAACGGCGTATGTGCCAACATCAAAACTAAGTGCAAAAGGAGATTCTAGCGTTCCACCACCACCAGTTGCTTCTCCAGCAACAGATGAGCGATAACCACCCGCTCCACCACCACCGCCGCTGTAAGTAGAACCATCTGTTCTTCCACCGCCTCCACCACCTGCGATTATAAGGTATTCAACATTAAATGTTGTTCCATGTGTATACCCAGTTGACCATTCAGAACCCAACCAAACTTTCATTCGGTTAGTATCTGTTTCAAAAATAACTTGACCTAAATAAGGATTAGAAGGTCGTGCGGTTGATAAACAAACGCCAGCCTGAATACCTTGAGTAGTCGTTGTAATAGCCATTAGAGTGTTTGTCCTACTGACCAAGCACTGCCCAGCCAAACTTTCAATAGATTTGTATCAGTCTCGTAAATCATTTGCCCAACATAAGGTGCTTCAGGGCGTGTAGTGCTAGTGCAAACACCATTTTTTGTTTGTCCTCGTGCTACCTTGATACCCATTACGGTTCAACAACCTCATCTTCTGATGTATCTTCTGTTGAGTAAGATGGTGCAATAAATTTATCAAGCTGTGAATCATAACGATAACCAACACCCGCATAATATCCACGGAAATTATTATTGTATGATGTTTGTCTCCATTCACCATCTAGACCAATTGAAGCAATAAATGCTTGACCAACTGGTTCTGATTCTGGGAACTCCAGGTTCCCGCAATCTTCGTTGGAGACAACAATAACTTGTACTACTGTGTCTCCTGTTATTTTTGCAAAATGTGCCATATTATTCTCCTAACAATAGTTGTGCTTCTTCTTCTGTAATACCCAATTTTTCTAACAAAGCCTGTCTTGCGGTTGCTTTAACGGCTTGCGCTTGGGTGCGTTGCACGACTTTGGCTTGTTGTGCTTGTAGTTCGCTGTCAGTCATTTCTCTTTCAGTTGTTTGACCTGTTGCGTGGTTATAGGTGCTAACGATTGGATTTGTCATAGTTCCTCAACTGTTGCTGTAGCCGTAAAGCTTGTAAGTTCCGTCATCAAAGTTTCCTGCGCCGCTTACAAAAATAGAAAAACCATCAAACGAAGTTGTTGCGTTAAAATATCCCATGTAAACACCTGCGTTTTCGCTGTAATTGTATGCGCTATGGAAAGTTGTTAGCGCAGTAAGTTGCGGCGAACCTATCTGTATAACGAAACTGGCGGCGCTGTTTGCGCCAGAAATACCACCAACACCAAAAGCATCATCCGCTGTATTGGCTGCGGGTGATACAGAACTCGTGTAACCGTTTAAAATTGATGCCCATTTATAGTTTGTAGTTGTGTTTGTTGTGCCGCCAGTACGCATACCCAACTCAAACAAATACGCACCAGCGGTTGTCACTGATGCGTTATTTATCATCAGCAAATAATTGCTATAGGTAGAGGTAAAAACGCTGTCCACATTTCTTGTAGCCGTACCCGACAATGTGCCACCAGTAATGTACTGCAAACCGTTTTGTGTAACCCAAGCCGAACCGTTATATGCCGCCAAACGAGTCGTATCAGTCTCATAAATAAGTTGACCAGTAAATGGTGAGGAGGGCTTGGTTGTGCTCGTGCACACACCAGGTCTTTGTGAACCTATACCGATGCCGCTTGAGTAACCCATTACGCTGTCTGCTTTTCCCAGCCGACAACAGTAACTGTTACCTTGGCTGCTGTGTCCGATAGTCCTTGTAGTGTCTCACCTGCGTTCAGTACCAAAGCGGTATCCCAAATCATTACATCATTGGCACCAATAGGTAGTGCTGAAAGCAAGCGGTTTGCAGCAGTAGCTGCAGAACCAATCGCCAGTGTTACTGTGCGATCAATTGTGTCTGTGTTGGTAATAATTATCTGCTTGATAACTTCTGCATAGCCAGTCGCTGCTGTACAAATAGTTGTTGTTGTATTGCCTAGTTGAGTTGGTCCACCCAGTCTAGATTCAACTCTGTCTCCTACTGCCATACTTTACGCTCCTATATCCATAATAATCAAAGCCGCATTTCTTGTGTCAGTCATAACATCTGAACTGACTGTTGCATTAATCCATGCGCTACCATTCCATTGTAGCACTTGACCAGAACTTGCGCTAGTGATTGTTACATCACCAACATCATCAAGGGCATTAATTGTTGGAATTGATGCCCATTCAAGACCTGTTGTGGTTGATGAATTTGCTTTTAAAAAATAACCATTAGTTCCGACTGCTAGTCTGTCTAAAGTATTGTCAGCGGTGCCTACGAGTAAATCACCTTTTGCATTAATAATTGACAAAAGGCTATTTATTGCTAATGCACCAACTTCAACCCAAACTGAGTCGTAGTAAACATAGGTACCGCCATCTGATGAGTCATACCAGAACTGACCAGGAATTGGGTTAGAAGGAGCAGTATCTCCTACATAGGCAGCTGTACCGCTTGCTCCAATTTCAATCCAATGAGAATCATAATAAACATAAGTAGCGGCAGTATCTGACTCAAACCAGACTTGACCAGCAACTGGGCTTGTTGGAGCAGTGTCAGATATTGTTGCACCGCCAGCTCCCAGGTCTGTGTAGTTTGTTCCATCATTTGTGAACTGCCATTTATCTGTGGATTCATCCCAGCGAATAAAGACATTCGTAGAAGTGCCTCGTTCAATCTCAATACCCGAATTTAATGTCGGAGAACTAGTCTCGCCAGAATTAAGAAGGATAAAACTATCTTCAACATTAAGATTGGCGGTATTAAGAGTAGTAGTGTTTCCGCTAACAATCAAATCACCAGACACTGTTAGATTGGCAAATGTCACATCCGAGTTTGCCAAGGTGAGTGTACCGCTCGCATCTGGGAGGCTGACGGTCCTATCGGCTGTTGGGTCAACAACGGTTAGGATTGTTTCAAAACCATCAGCCGTACTACCTTCAAAATAAATCACATGGGGTTCTGGAAGATAGATGCCATGAATAACTGGGGTTTGACCAGTTGCTGTAATCGTTGGTCCATTAATAATCGGAGTAGTAAGTGTTTTGTTAGAAAGCGTTTGGGTGCTATCTAAATCAACAGAGAGTGTATCGTTAATTAAATCTTTATTAAGATTAGGCATATTCTACACCGCTAATTGTAAATGTCACAGCGTTAGCTGTAACTTGATCAACATAGATTTTACTATTAGCAGGTATGACTATAGATGTATTATAGTAAACAACATTATTTGCCAACACATTCACATTGCTTATGACCTTGTTATTTGCTGCAGCAGTTGCTGCTCCAACAAGAATGTGAATGCTACATACAGCATTAGATGCAGTTGCATTGCAAAGATTAATATTTTTGATAATTGAATAATTACCAACAACATTAGCTGTTGTGTAGGCGTTAGTAGCCTGCTCGTTTCCAATATAAAAACTTTTTGGTGTTAAGTTAGCCATTTATGCCCCCATCCATACTAAAACTTCATTATCATATGTTGTAGTATTCATATCCTGGATAACCGCTGCGTCAAGAACATGGTCAACATAAACTCCAGATGTGTGAGCTATCGCTGTTGTGCCATCATAACCCCTCTGCTCAACAGCAAGGGTGTTTGATGATCTTGAAGAGATTAAAACTTTTTCTTCGCCAGCAGAACCACGGTTAATAACAATAACAAATGGATTGTTCCCACTAGGGTATGTTGAACCATCCAACACAGCAATGCTTGCAGCTGTATTTGAAATGTTGGCAGATAATGTTGTTCTCAATACAGAACCACTAAATTCTCTTCTCAACATAATCCTCCTTAATCAATACTTACAGAAAGACTGCCTGTTGCAATTCTTAATGTGTCACCCGCATCTGTGGTTTTGTTAGTTGTTAGACCACCGTACAGCAACATGTTGCCAGATGTAATTGCGTCAAAAATTCCAATTGCTACTGTCGTAGCAGCTGGCATGCCAGCAAAGTCAATGTTACTATCATTTGTTGTAGCACCAGAAGATGCAGCGCCAAAAGTAGCCGCTTGACGAGCATACGAACCGCCAGTTACTTCTGTTCCACCACCAGCTTCGCCTGGGGTAACAGTAAAGAGACCTACATAAACAGCCGATGGCTTTGTATATGTTGTTGTACCAAGAAAGTGATCAATCAATTTGCTTTCAAGATAGTTTGTTAGATTGCCTGCCACTATTAATCCTCCAGATTATTATAATACATTTCCTTTTCTTCGTCATTAGGCAATCTAAAGTTTTCAAGAGATAGAAGCTGTTTGGCTTCCTCTAATGGGACTTCTGCCATTTTTCTTCTTTGAGAAAAGCGAAATCCAGAACTAGTTGAATAACCAGCTCCGCTTTCAAATAAAACCAGTACAGTTCCATTGCTAGTGATAGTTTCTTGAACTGGTCTTTCGTGAACAGTTCCTTCTTGCACTACACCATCACCGTCACCGTCAACTGCATCTTCTTTAAATTCAACTGGTTCTGTAACTTTCTTTGCTACAGCTTTTTTAGCTACAGCTTTCTTCGGTTTATTAATTTTTTCGGATGTTACACTTGTTTCGTTGTTAGTCATAATATCAATCCTACCACTCATAACCATATAAATCAATTGACTTCCTATGGATAATTTTACTTCAGTATAGATAAAAGGCGGGGCTTGAATTAGCCCCGCCCAATATCTACTTTAATTGTTTAAATTAGAGTGAACGCAACTTAACATTCTTACCGATTACATATGAATCAGCATTTTCAATGTTGTTTGCAACTCTCATGTACTGTGTGTACTCAATTGTGTCAGTCTTTGGCTTGAACTGGCGATACACTGTAATGTCACGGTGGATACCAATTACACGGTTGTTAGGGAATGTGAGTTCCACAAAACCATGCGAGCCTGCTGTGCCTGAGTAGTCACCAGCTGCAGTTTCTGGCATCAAAGGTACTTCAACAAGAGGAATACCGAATGGTGAAAGACCAGTTGCACCTGGACCACCATTTGCTCTCATTGAACCTTGCAAGAACGCCATTTCACCAGCTGTTGACATTGGAGCAGGTGCGCCTGCTGTTGCCTCAGTTGCCGAGTTTGGATTACCCAAGCTATAAATTGAATCCTGAACAAGTCCTGGACCTGTGAAGAATCGCAATTCATTGCGGCGCTGCAAGTACTTGCTTGGCAAGGTACGAAGAACTTTGTCAAAGACCGAACGGGAAATGTTATTTCCTCCGAAGTCTACAACATCTCCGCTTGTTCTTGCAAGCTTATTGAAGCCATCCAAAGCCTTAAGAAGACCGTTGTTTGACGATGTGTTACCGTTGATAAACAAGTCATCAAGGTCGTTTGCTGTCTGGCGAGCCATGATCTGTGCGATATGGTCTTCCAGTGAAGCGCCCTCAATGTTGTCTTCCAACGATTCTGTTGAAATATTCCAGTCAAGACGAAGCTTTACAGTTGAAAGCGATACCTTGCTGAATGTGACAGCTGCGTTTGTGCCATCATCTGTTGCTTCGGTTGCCTTTGCAAGCAAACGAGTGCCGACAGACACCTTGTCAATGTCCATCTGTGGAGTACGCATACGAATTACTCGTGCGTTCTTCATCAATACTGATTGATCAACAACAAAGTCAAGGAAGCGATTTGCTTGCTCTGGGTAGAGAAGTCCACCACCACCACTGACTGGGCTGCTGTTTGAAACTACCGCAGTAGTTACCTCATTGGCTTTTGCCAAAATTTCTTCTTGTGTTGCCATAGTAGTTTTTCCTCCTTACCTTATGACCTATAACCTAGGGAGTTAATTAACTCCTGTGGCAAATATGTATTTCTCCAGAATGAAGTAGGTGCAGACTTGGCAAGTGCCTCTTCTGCTACTTCTTCATCATCTTCTGGATCTACGCTCTTTTTTACAGCGCCAGCTGCGGCAAATGCCTCAACCTTTTCTGTTTGCTCAGCGAGAGCCAACTCTGCTGTTTCCAGCTTTTGTTGAAGCTCAGTACTCTGAACCTCAAAACCCTTAGCAACTGCTTCAATTTTTTCCTGAACAGAGGCTTCAACTTCTTCCTTGATTGAAGTAGCAAAACTAGCCAGTTTTTCATCAACAACAGCACTCAGAGCATCTTTAAGAACATTAATGTCCATTTCTTCCTCCTGTGTGTCTCCACTTACTTCAACGGAAGTTGAAGTTGTTTCTTCTGCGACATCTGGAACAAGCCATCCAATAAACTTTTTCAATAGACTAAGCTTATTAATTTCTTGTTCATTCATGTCAGAGATCTTATCATAAGTATCATTTAATTGCAATTCAGAGTCTTGCTGAATAATAGAATCCATTTTCTCAATCATCTCCTTAATTGTATCAAAAAGCTCACCGTCTTGTAAGGACATTTCGCTTTTTGTTGTCTTTTGAGCAGGGTTATTTGGAACACAATTTGGAACCATGTTTCCATCCGCACCCTTCTTTTCACCTTCTTGGTGATAACCTTCCCCGCAGGGACTGTCTTCTTTCTTAATTTTCTTTTTTGGCTTAAACTTTGGGGAGCCAGATGGAAAAGGAGGAACAGTCGGTGATGCGATACCGTTTCTTGCTGGATACTTAGATTCTGCATTTTCTGTTGTTACAGACGCATCTTTCTCAACATCTTCACAAGAATTGCAACCACAGTCACAGCCTTGATCCTTCATTAATTCCAAAACGACATCCAACAAATCTTCGTCAAAATCATTTTCTAAGAAACCTTTTTTCTTTGAGTTCGCATAGCGCTCAAGCAATCTACGACCTTTCGCAGCCAGCTTTGCTGCATCCGATCTGTCCTGAGGAACAGGCTCACCCCACGCCGCTGCTGAAAGCGCAAGCCGTGTAGGTTCACCATTTGGCTTCTTCATTGGTCCAGATGGGTTTGTAAAAAATCTTGTAAGGAACGATCCCTTGCGGCGCATTTTTTCTGGAGTATCAGCAGCACCACGGACACCTGGCTTTAAGTTTGCACCTTCTGTTTCTTTGAAGTGCCTTCTTCCAGCAGCAGTAAGACCACCTTTTGGATCTTTAATAGGTTGCTTTGCTTTCGCCAATTGGCAATCAAGGTCGCAATCAAGAGCGTATTTAAGCAAGCCTTCATCATTTACTTTAATAATATCAATAATGGCTAAAGCGTTGGCTGGGTTATCTACAAGACTAAGCTCGCCAAGAACATACTTTTTAATAATATTGACTGGCTTACCACGAAACATCTTGTCAGCCGATTCTGACTTTTCAATTACTTTGCCGCCAATTGAGAAAGAACGGAGAGTTCCGTCAAGAACTTTCTGCCAGGTATCTTCAGCCCCCTTGGAGATGTAAGCTTCTACTTTAACAGCATTATAGGATGTTCCATCAGCGCCAGTAATAACAACTGGCTCATATTTGACAGCCTTGCCTACTGCAACAGGGGCGTGCATTTCTCTAATGTTGCCGCCCCAGTTTGCAAAAGCTTCCTTGGATGCCTCAAAGTCAACAATATCACCAGCCTTGTCAATATTGTCTGCAGTGGCAATGCCGACTACAATCCGTTGTTCCCGCTTAATCATATCAATTGGGAATGAAATATTAAAATCCGACATTTAACCCTCGTAATTTACAAGCATATATCATATTGACAATTATTGCAAATTATCCTAATCCTTCTGATCAGCCTAACGCAAAAACTGCTACAGCAGAAGAGGCGGTGACTACCTGAATGGTTGTATAATCGCCATCAATTTCTATATATTCCGTAGACTCTGCTGGAAGGAGGATTGTATATTGATCATTAAGCTTAATATCAACATCAGTAGCTCCCTTGTTGTAAACATACAGCTCACTTGTATGTTGTCCAATATTTACAACTCCATCTGCTGTCACTAAATTCTTGTTTGAATATACCAAACTACTTTCACTCATTGTATTCTCCTTGATTAAACTTACTGGTTGAATCATTGTTCACTCCAGAATCTTGATTTTGACCACGCTCTGCTTGGGCTCCATCTGCTCTTGGGTCGCTTGTTGCCCCATCACCTGTTGGTGACTTAGGCGGTTCTGATGCAGAGTTGTTATCATTTCCAAAAGGAGCACCAGGACCATTTTTGCCTGAATCGTTTTGTTCTTTCTTAACATTCGTTGGGAATGGAAGAACTTCATCGCCATCATATCTTTCTGGAAGACCGATCTGGCTTCTGACTTCGTTTGGCGTAATAACTTCTGTCCTAAGATATCTATCGTTAATTCTTGACTGGATGTCTTCGTCAACCAAGTCAATCTTCTTAAGATGAATCTGCATTAGATCAGTAAACTCACCAACAATCCTATTTAGTTTTTTTTCAATAATTGCCTGATCTGGTCCAATCACTTGCATCTTAAAACTCTTATCCGCATCTCTTGACACAGCCAGGTTTGCATTGTCATAAACTCCAACTTTCGGGGCAGGGACTCTGTTTGCTACAAGAATTTCATCTCTGTTTGATTTACGATATTTATCAAATGATGAATCCTGAATTCCAGCTTCAAGTTTTTCAAACTTAATGTCAGTATTTGTTCCAAGGCTGGCAGGAAGTGGAATTACCAATGTCCCATGATTACGACCTTTAACTTCATTTCTAAAGTAGTTAATCAATTCCTGTTTTGACTTATTACTAAGCTTTGCACCCTTAAGAATAATTGCATAACGGGGAATTGCTTTGTTTTCAAAATAATCAATGTTATATTCTTTTGCAAATTTATCACCAATGATCGCTGTTGCGGCTGACACTGCGGAAGGAATTCCATAGTATGTATTGTTTGGTGAATAAATTTTAAAGTGGATTAATTCGTTAGGTTTTGGATCGTTATTAATTGGGTCTGGAGTTTCTTTATCTTGAAACTGTCTAAAAAACACCGCTTGGATTTTATTTGTTTTTGCAATCTGCACATAACCGTCACGCTTTCTGCGAACACGAACTAGCGTTGCAGGGACATGTCCGATGTAACCAATCTTGCCAGCATTGTTTCTACCAATTTCAAGATATCCGTTCCCTACAGTTAAAACATCTTGCCAAACACGAACCATTGTCTCAATCAATGTTTCTTCAATATTTAAACTTTCAAATGTTTCATCAAGATCTTCTTTTAAATCCTGATACTGCTGGCGAAGTCTTGTAAGTTTTTCTTCACCAGCTTGCGCTTTTTCAATTCTTCTTTTAGCCTTTAGTGTCTCTTGAAACTCGTAACCAAGACCAACTGTGTTCATAACTCTTGCATTAATAGCTGCATAATGAATTGCGCTTTGATCATACAAGCCAGCCAGCGTGTCTAGATCGTAAGGAGGGTTTACAATGTCGTAAAGTGAATATCCACTTACAACTTCTGGATCAACATATTTTGACTTGGTACCGTCTTCTCCTTCATGTTTCTTTTGAAGACGCACAGCTTTGCGCTTCATTTTTGGAGAAAGGCTGTCAATTTTTACTAAATCAAACGGATCAAATGTTTCAACTTTACTTGTGAACCCCATGTATGAAATATCATCAATTTCTTGATCAAGAATAATTGTTTCTTCAACCAACTCTGTTTTACTTTCCATTAGCGCTCCTGTTTGAGAAATGATCGTCATACATATCTTCAAATGGATCAGCTATCAAACCATCATTCAACCTTTCAACCTGATCATCCTTTTCTGATGCTGAGATTTTTCTTGCACCAGCAACCCACTTAACTAAACCATCAGCATCACCGCTCCAGTAGCGACCAGCTTCCAAAACCCTTCTTTCAACATCTAGGTCATACATAAGACCTTCGGCGCACAGCACGCCTCCATCTCCATCTGAAAGGGCTTCATCTTTTGAAGTAAAGTAAACACACACACCGTGAGGTCTTTCTGGAACCCAGATGTTTTTGCTTTTAATCATATTTGACGACATACGGTAAATTATACACCACTTTTATTAAAAAATGATACACAAGTGTTCAGATATCAACGAATTGGGCATGCGCCTGTAGCACAGTCATCTAATTCAATTGATAAATCGCTTGACATCTGTTGCAATGGTACAGAAAGGTTGAGTTTTGACAATGTTTTGTCATACTCTTCCTTTGTAATCTCCTCGTAAGGGGGCAAAGGGAAGTTATGGTCTACATGCAAAAGGAACGATACAGACTTGACACTCTTATCATAATTCTTTGCCAGCCATTCTTGAATAGCTGGGAGTTCCTCTTTGCGGTAATAAACTGTCACTGAAACCGCATTATCTGCCCACTCAGCCTGCATCTTCTTAACCCATTCAAGTTGCTCAATAGCAGTCATGTTTGCTGCCAACACTGCACCCTCTGGTGATTTGCATGGGAACTCAACAACATATCGGCTGTGATCTTCTCTACCATCAAGCCCCATATCCCAAGTAACTTTATAACCACGCTTCCTGCATGCGTCAACAAGCGGGTCAACCGAACTAAACCGAACCCTGCGAATGTAGTACTGAGCAAAGGCTGGGTGAATTCCAGGAGTAACACCTGGAAGTAAGGACAGCGTTCCAGATGGCTGGACAGTAGTCAAGCGAACAGACTCAGGGAAGCCTTGTTCACGAGAGTAGTCTTTATCCAGCGCCCGCAAGTATTCATAAGCCGTTTTCAGCCATCCAATTTGAACCTCTGTGCACTGCAAAATTCCAGTTACAGACTGTCCAAGTCTTGCGTTCTTATGAACAACAGTGTTTGTTTTTTCATATGGGTACGAAAGCCTTGTGATCTGCTTTTGCACCATGTACAAAAGTCTTGAGATTTCCATGAGTTGTGCTAGCGATTCAATGTTTGGCAAAAAGATTGTTGCAAGGTTGCATGACTCACCATCTGCAAGTGCAATCTCTGCGCATGGGTTGAAACCCTCAATAGTTGGGTCTGGCATCTTCTCGCCCAATCTTCCGTGTGTTCTTGCAAGCTTTCTATTCAACAAACCGTATGGCTCGCCAGTTCCGTCATAACCTTTCCAGAACTCTGCAACAATTTCATCATACGAGTCGGCATAGATAGAGTTGTTTGAGTTTGCTCTCCATGCAGGAACATTGCCGCTACCCCAATTCTTTGCTCTAATAAACAACATGTCATCAGGGTCTCCAATTGCAATCTGCGCCGATCTGCGTGATGAACCAGAGACAACAATTCTTCCAATGATGTTGCAAATATCAAGAACATCAATTGAACGAAGCTTCTTTCCAACTCTCTGATCTAAAACTTTTGAAATATCTACAATGCCATCTACAAGCGCACCAGAGCCAGAGGCTGTTCCACCAAATGTCTTGAGTGGTGTTCCAAACTCACGAATCAACAAAGTTGAGTATGTAAAAGATTTACCAGTTACAAAGTAGGACTCAAGAACTTTATGGAGCAATTCCCTCCAGCCCTGTCTTGAGTCTGGAACAATAAAATCTGCGTCATTTGTTTTTTCGGCTGTAATGTAATCTACTTTTTTAACCTTTGGCAAATCATGAATCTTTGAACGCTCAACAGAAAAACCAACCCCACCGCCAAGCATCAAGTAATCAAACAGAAGTTCAAAATCTTCAATCTTCTCAATGTTTGTAAAAAAACAATTATTAAGAGAAGTTCCTGAGAACTTCTTTACAAGAGGCGTACCAAGTTGCCAGAGGGCTCTGCCAGAAACTGAGCACCTAAGGTTGAACATGTGATCAAACAAAGCTTCCGCTTCAGATTGCGTAAATGGAACTCCAATTTCAATAGCGCCATCAATAATTCTCTTGATTGTTTCAACCCAGGTCTCACTTCTGTCGGTTCCTTCAACTTTACGACTATATGTTCTTAAATAAACTACTTCTCCAAGACCACCAAAACCCCAAGGTGCGGTTCTTGAATTATAGCTATTAATAAAATCTGTTGTAAAAATTGACATGACATACCTCCAAAAGTAAGAACAACCATCTTACCCTGCGGGCAGACTCGGTGCAACCAAAAATACTTAGGTCTAAGAGAAATTATTTTCGTAGAAAACTATTCTTTCAAGAATTTTATCTGCAACGCTTGACCAAGAGTGCTCGTTGTGCAGTGTGCGTGCAGATTGAATTGTATATTTTTTAAACTCATCATATTCAGAAACAACATGAGTCATAAGATCCATCAATTGTTCCATATCAGGATAAGCCCATAACCCTGTGTCTTCACCGTACTGATGGCTATTCCAATCCGCATTACCCATCTTGCATGAAAGAGGTATTGAATATTTTGCAAAATCACTACATCCAGTTGCATCTGTCACAATTGTTGGCATACCAGTACAAATTGCTTCAAAAGGTATCATACCAAAACCTTCACCACTAGTTGGGTAAACAAGGCAATGACATTTGTGATAGAGCTTAACTAAATCCTCCGTGCTTAAGTTATCTGGAATACCGTATATTTGAGGATGCTGAATAGCTGGAACAAGATTGTTGTCAATATAAACTTCTGCCTGGCAAAAACCATTGTATTTAAGTACAAGCTTAAAGTCATCATTACCTTCATAAAGATCAAGAAATGCATCAACAACCATTTGCGCATTTTTTCTTTTTGAATCACCGCCAACATGCAAGAAATTAAATGTCCCTGTGACTTCTCTATCAATTATTTTGAATTCATCAGAGATGCCGTGCGGAATAACATGAATGTTATGATGCACATTGTTTTGAATATATACATCTTTTACAAAATTAGATGTAGCCCATATCTCATCCATTTGTTGCATGTTGTATTTCCAACCAACTGGGATTTTGGTTGACTCCCAAGGAGTATATCCTACCTTGTATAAACTCTGCATTTGATAGTAATGAGGCTGACAGAAGTTAACATGGAAAGGTATTTCATTCCTATTGTAGAACACAGCTACATCTTTCTCTCTAAGAGCAGCAATAGTGCTAATAGCCGCATTGCTATAGCCTTGACTATACCAATGGACACCACTAACATCAATACTACCAGGACTAAACCAGCTGATTTTTTTCATAAAATACTATGTGCGCTTTCGCTTTTTTTTTGGTTCCTCAATTGTTCCATTAAAGTCTAAACAGTTTACACCATTTTTAAAAAAAATTTCTGCGTCTTTTTCAGAAATCTCGCAGGTGACTGGGATGTGTGTGAACATACATCTTGAAGCTGCTACATAGTAATCATTCATTTTTATGATTGAGATGAAATCGGAGTCCATTATGGCAGCACCGCTGCATTCATCAGACTCAACAATCCCGACAATTCTCATAACTGAAGTATACCACCGTATTCTTTATACTAAGAGTACCAAGTGTACTAGTATACTTAATTGTTTATAAGTATATAAGTATATAGAGTACCTCGCTCGCTTTGCATGCGAAGCATACCAGTATTTTGCGACTTTTGCATCACTTTTGCAATTTTTTTTTATTCAATCAAATCTGGGAAAAGATGGTGTATCATATACCTATGAACTTCTTTTACTTTGTAATTTACGCCGCTTATTTGGTACTTAATGCATTAATGTTTAAACTCGCAATTAGCTGGGGTTTTGAACACCAAATTGGTTGGAAGTCTGCTTTGATGTTTTCTTTCTTAGCAAGCAGTTTTGCTCTATTCCATAAAAATCGTGCTAAACCCGAATGACATTGATTTCTCATATCTAGAAGGTAAGAGAGTACTTGTTCTCTCAGATACAAGCTATAGACATGAGTATATAGTTAACTTTATTGAGAAGCTTAACAAATCTAAAGTTTATATTTATATATCTCCAGCTACAACTTCTAGGTTTATTAAACTGTGGACAAAGACTGCAATTGATAAGAATGCTGAAATTATTTACGATAAACATTATGAATATTTTTATACAAATAAAATTGATGATTATGAAATATGCATTATACTTGGTAAAAAGAAATCAAAAGAAACTCCCATATTAACTAGATTAGTTCGTGACATGCTTTTGACTTATAAGAATATAACAATTGTTACAGAAAAAGGAATTGATTGCGATGAGAATTATACCGTATGATGGCGAAGAAAATTTAGAAGATATTGAGAGCCTTTCTATTGTGATTAAAGCTGTTCCATTTGAAGGAAGTTTTGTTCCAGCCTTCTTTATACAAAGTCCAGAAGATAATTATCCAATGACGCTGGATGAAGTTAATTCTTTAATGGATGGAGTTGAAATTGCAAGAAACTCTTTAGATCACATTATTGCTTATTTAATAAGACAAGACTTTGATGGAGGAAGTTTGTAATGTTGTTGGGTGGTTTAAAAAAAGACTTTCCTTATCCAGATAAATTGTGCCCGTATTGCAATTGGTTGCTTGTGCCAGTTAATGCAATACATTGGCAAGAGGATATATATCAATACAAAGCTTTATATTTAGACAAGAATCCCGACTGTCCTGCTTATAATGAAGGTGCAAGACGGGCTTATGCTCGGATATACTATACATCAGAGGATGCCTTCTTTTACTTCAAAGATGTTCAAATGCCAGTACAGCGCTGGACTCAAGAGGAGCTATATTCGTATTACCAATAATATGGTAAAATATTAGATTATGTCATCAAATAACAACCCCGAAAATAATCTGTCAGAAGAAGAAATTGAGTATGCAATCAAATCTTTGAAGGAATGGTTCAAGGAAAAATGGGTTGATATTTCAAGACCAAAGCCTGGTGGTGGGTTTGAACCATGTGGTCGTGCAGATGCAGCATCTGGTAAATATCCAAAATGTGTACCCGCTTCAAGAGCAGCAAGAATGACACCAGAGCAAATTGCCTCGGCTGTCAGAAGAAAAAGAACCGCAGAGTCTACTCAGCAAAGACAAGATAAGAAGCCAATAAATGTTTCAACAGAAAAAGCTGAAACAAGAAACATTCCAACAGACCCAGCCTTATACGCTAGAGTTAAAGCAGCAGCTAAAGCTAAATTTGATGTTTACCCATCGGCATACGCAAACGCATGGCTTGTCCGTGAATATAAAAAAAGAGGCGGAGGCTATAGAACAGTAAGTAAAGGCTTTGATGTTTATAAAGTTGCAGAAGATCTAGCGGAAGAAGAGGCAGCTCTTGCTGATGCTCTTGTAACTATTGCCAGAAATTATGGAAAGTTTAACGAAGATGAAACTGGCATCTGGGCTGGCTATGAGAGCGCTGCAGAAAATGAAGTCAAAAATATTGGTGTTAAGTGCTCTAATTGTGTTCTTTACGAAGGCGATGGGGTTTGTGAAATTATTGCTCAAAAAGTTGAGGATGAGGGAATGTGTAGATTTGCCATCATTCCAGATGGCGTTGTTAAGCCAGAGGAAGAAGATGACGATATGGAAGATGAAATGGGTAAAAGTGTTGAATCTAGCCTCGCTGATGAGGTTATAGAAAATTTACTATGATATGCTATTAAGCATATCTTAAATACAAGGAGAATATATGAAAGACAATATGAAGAAAATGGTCTCTGACCATACCGCAATGAAATCTTGGCATGAATCAGCAGCAAAGACTGCTGCTGAGCAGATGCAAGACCATGTTAAAGCTGCTGCATGGCACAGCTCGCAGGTTGATATTATCAAGGGAATGATTCAAGAAGTTCCTCTTGACCCAGAGAAAAAGAGCTCTAGTATCCCAGCCGCTGGCTCAGCATCCACCCCAACTTCTGGTGCTGGAAAGACATCACCAACAAAGGAAGTTCCTCTTGACCCAAAAACTGTTAAGAAGGGCGATCTTGTAGAAATGCTTTCGCAACACGAAGAACAGTTTGGGAAGTTTGACATGCCAGTAGAAGACATCGCAAGCTTCTTGCTCGCAGAGTAATGGCTAGAGTTGGAAACGATCACTGTTGCGCTAATTGCTGCTGTAGGAGGAATCCTGGCGGCTCTGGTGCAAAAGAGCAGAGTGGAAAACAAAAACGATCATGGTATAGTCGCTTCTTTACTTCAAGATCTTCATGAAGATGTTGCCAAAGTAGAAGATAAACTAGACAATCACATTGATTGGCATTTAAAGAGAAAATAAATTTTAACGGGCGTTTCTTGACTGTAGTATTCCGAAAGGTTGCTGTAGGTACAGGGAGCGCCCGTTATTTATTTTTATAAAAACTGCTTGATTTCCATTTTTATAAATGGTAAGATTTCATTCTTCAATAGAAAGGATGCAAAATGTCAGAAGAAATTGTCAACGAGGAAGAAACCAGCTTTACTAGTACAGCCGAGTTCTCTAGGGTATATGATCAATTGATTTCCAAGATTCCAGTAAATGACCACAGAGTAGCCTCATGTGTTATCTACGGTCACTACAGACAATGGAATGTACAAAAGACATGCAAGTATTACGGAATTTCCATTGAAGAATATAATCATTATTCAGAAATATTTAACTTCAAACAAAGGATGGTAAAAGAAATGACTGGTAGAAAATCAAAGCAAGACAACATCGTTAATTTTTTAAAGGTAAATGTTGGTAAAGTTGTTACCCCAGTACAAGTAGCTACTGACACACAAATTTCACTTCCAACATTTTACAATTTTTACAACGCAAATCGTTCTTACTTTAAGAAGGTAAAGCGTGGTCATTTTGAAATTGTAAATCCAGAAATGGAAAGAGCTAACGCTTAATCGGGATATATGAGCAACCAACAATGGTCATGGTTATTAGCATCAATGGGCATTGTTGGGATGTTCTTTATCGGTAAGAAAAAATGGGAAGCTTTTTTGTGGATGATCTGCGTAGAATGTTTTTGGACATACTACGCAGTAATCACAAAGCAATATGGTTTCATATTAGGATCATTTGCATACGGAATTGTTTATTTAAGAAACGCTTTTATATGGAGAAGAAATGACAGATAATTTTTATGACCCAGAGAAAAACTACAACCCCTGGGCGGTTGAAAGAAGTTTTGAAGATTGGCTTCTTCTTGGAATAAACAACGGTTGGATTTCTAGACCAGTTTGTTCAACACATGATGGATTACCAAGCACTCGTGACGAAGATGTTGAGTGGGATGAGGGCGGAGACCCATGTGTTTATGCAGTACGCCTTTTTGCTGATGAGAGTGAAAAGAAAGCTGTGGAAGATAACTGTGGTATATAAAATGGCAAGACAGCCAGCAAAGGTTGAAGAGATGGATGCTTGGGTTATCCGCTATGTAAATAAACTTAAGAACATGATGGGTTTATCCAATTGGACAATTTTAATGCAAGCAAAGCCATCTAGTGCTGATGCTTTAGGAGAGACAGAGGTTATTCACGGTCAACACCTAGCAAAGATGTATCTACACAAAGACTTCAGAAAAGACTCCCCAGAAGATATTCGTGCAACAATTGTTCATGAGTTACTTCATTGCCACTTGGCTGTTCTTGAAGAGGCGGTGCATGAAGTTCTTAAGCCAGACTCGGATGATGCAAAAGCAAAAGCTGTGCACAAGATGGTTATCTCCCTTATTGAATATGAGAACGAAAGAATTATTGACAGTCTTGCAGAATCAATGGGTAAATGGATGCCTGTTCCTGATATGCCCAAGGCAAGGGAGAAAAAGAAAGCAGTAAAGAAAGTGGTGAAGAAACAGGTAAGAGGCAAAAAGTAATGCAAATTCCAGACAATATGGTTAAGCATATTCAAAAAATATTTGATGGTGAATATGATGTCCCGTATGAAAATCCAAATCCAGTAATTTTAGATATCGGTGGTAATGTTGGTGGTTTTTGTTTATGGGCTAATAAAAGATGGAAGAATTCAAAAATTTATTCATACGAACCAATTAAAAAAAATTTTGAGTATTTAAAAACAAATACAAAAGATCTTGAAAATATTATGGTTATGAATCTTGCAATAGGTTCAAAAACAGAACAAAGAAGAATGTATTATGGAGCTCACAATGTTGGTGAGTGCAGTTTTCAACATGGCGCTGAACAGATTGAAGAAGGCGAAGATGTTTCTGTTGTAGCAGCAAACCTACTCCCAAAAGCAAACATTGTGAAAATTGATACCGAAGGTGCTGAGATTGAGATATTAGAAAATATGGTTATCAAACCAGATGTTTATTTGATTGAATACCACTCAGCATATAACAGAAGAAGAATTGATAATATATTACATGACTACACTTTGGTATCTGCAGATATTGCCCATCCAGATTACGGCATTGTAAAGTATTTCTTATCAAGTAAAATAAAATATGAATAACGCCCCTTTAGCTCAGCGGTAGAGCACTTCACTTGTAATGAAGCGGTCCTCGGTTCAATTCCGAGAGGGGGCTCTGATATAAGGAGTAATATAATATGCCAGAACTAAATGCAAATATTCCACCAATTGAATGCTATGTGCGTGGTAACTTTTTACGCAATCAAGTTGATAGCCATGATGTTAAATTTCCATGTGTAATTTTTGGAGTAGCATCAATACCAGATAGAGCGCCAGTGTTTCATTTCTTAATGGAAGATGGTGGTGTTTGGTGGAGAGCTCCAATAAATGCCTTTTGCTCATCCCTAGATAGCCCTGAAGTTGATCTACATGATTTGGTTATGTGGAACAGTTTTTCTTCCCACATCACAGTTACAACTTTTGAACACATGCGTGGTATGTCTATGACCTATCTTGACAGGCGTAAAAACAAAGTTGATGGCAAATACATGTTCACACTAGATTGGCACACCCCCGATTCAAATATCGTAAACACTGGTTATTCAATTAACCCAGGTCAGCATAAGTGTGGTCATGTAATAAACAGAAAAGATGGCAACTTTGCTATTCAGCCAAATAACAGGGTTAGACTATGGGATCCTTCTTATACAACAAAGAAAGACGAAAGGTTGATTGAGAGATTGATCAATACAAAAGTCTGGGATGTGGAAGATGGCGATAAATGGGTGACATCAGATGATGACCGATACGATTATGACATCATCTCTGAATAATTTTGAGGGGGTGAATAATGTCAAAACAAGATAAGATTACACATGCAGTGTATTTCACACTTCACGCAATTACAATTGCTATACTGTTGATCAAGTAATACAATGGCGAGTAGCTCAGTTGGCAGAGCAAGGGACTGTTAATCCCTGGGTCGTAGGTTCAAACCCTACCTCGCCAGCCATGAACATTATAGATAATTTTATCCCAGAGATGGAGCAAAATGATTTTGAGCAATATGTTGCTACATCTCATTTTCCATACAGGCTGTACAATACCCACATTTATTCAGATTCAGAAAATATTGCCTACGAGCACGCCCCGATGCAGTTGTCTCATTTTCTTTATGAATCTGAATCCGACCAGGCATCCCCACACCTGCCAATCATTACAAAGTTTGTAAAGCAACTTGAGAAGAAATATGGGAAGATTAAATTATTGCGGGCTAAAGTTAATTTGACTTTCCCATATCCTCCGTATATGAGATATGAACATCAAACCCCCCATATTGACTTGCAATATGATGATGGCAGCCCAGTTGATCATAAGGTGCTCCTTTACTACATCAACGACACAGATGGACCGACTTATTTTTTTAATGATAAAAAAGAAATGAGTGACACGGTTTATCCCAAAAAAGGTCGTGCTGTGATTTTTGATGGCAGCGAAATTCACGCTGCGTCTAATCCTGTTAAGAATCCATTCAGGTTTATACTTAATGTAGACTTCAAGGTTCTATAGTGGATAAAAACAAAATGCTTAAAATGGATAAAGAAACTTTTAACGAACTCAAGCAGCTGGAGGCGGAACGGGATAGATGGCGGGATATTGCCAACAACCTCCTCCAGGAATGGTGCGCCAACTATGGAATCAGTCGGGAACGAGCTATTGAGAAATACTTCCCCGAATTTAAGGAATTGGGATGATTTGGATTTGGTGGATGACTCAGTTGACTTTCATATTCTTATCAGAGATGTTAATCCACATACTTACAGCAATTGTTCTAATTGAGGTGTATCGTAATCGGCGGCTTATCTTACAGTGGCGCAAAACGGATAAATACTAACTAAAGGATTGTTTACTTGTGGCTATTGCGAGTTTATAATTCTATAAAAATGCATTCACCAGGGCACTCTTCGGCGGCTTCAATAACATCTTCCAACCGATCATCGGGAAAAGATGCTAAACCAGCTGCGCCTTCGGGGTTTCCTCGGAGCTTGGAATAAACCTTCCCGCTCTCTTGGACATAGGCTAACCCATCCTCCAGCATGGTGAAAACATCGGGTGCTATCTCGGCGCACAGTCCATCTCCAGTACATAGGTCTTGGTCAATCCAAACTCTCATTTGCTCTTGCGCTTTGCAAGTAGGGCATCAAAGTCTTTCACCTTGGTCTCCCCCATGTATCCCCAAGCGTAGCCCTCGTCAATGAGCTGCTCGTTCAAGGACTTGGCTGCGCCATCAAGGTATACCCAACCTAAAATGCGCCCGTACTTTTCGGTGCTATCGGGAAGCTCTGTTTTTATAATAACTGTTTTGGCTGAATCTATCGCACTCTTCACTTTATTTTTAACCTCAAGCCCCAGAGCCTTCTCTCGCAGGTCTTTGGTGCGTGACTCAGGGGTGTCTATTCCAGCCAGTCGGACTCGTTGTGCGAAAGAGATATTAAAACCCAGATCAATGTCCACATCAATCGTGTCACCGTCTACTACCTTTGTTACTTTTTTGATATTATATTCGTACATTTATCAAGTATAGCAGGTATACTATAAGACTATGGCTATCTATCATTACCGCTGCCACAACCAGCACACCTACGAAGAGTCTAGAAAGATGTCTGAAGAACCTAGAGTAGTTACATGTCCTGAGTGCGACCTACCTCTGAAACAAATATTCTCCCCGCCAGGAATCAACTTCAAAGGTCATGGCTTCTACCGTAACTCTCGGTAATACACCCAATCATTATTACTACCCCGCAAATTAGTATCTGTGTATACTGATAAAGGCAGCGAAAGCTAACCTTAGGACCGTTATAGGTGCAGATGCCTCTGGGCTCAACCCCCAGGGGCATGTGCATGTGTAGCGGTCTTTTTTATTCTCCCCCAAACTTTTATACTCCTATACCCGCCCTGAACCTTCCTATCCCAAATTTGAGTATACATTTTATGAATGTTACTTTTACTTTTAGACGCACTGGAAAATCCTGTGTTCACTAGGGTCAATCGCTGGAGTGCGATTCTGCTTAAGCAAAGAATTGTACACCAGCGATTGGGAAAGCGGATACAAAGGAAATTGAATACACATTTTCTCTCAAATGCTATTGTAATTTGTGTCAAGGCAATCCCGCCGAGACAGAGAGGACAGTATGATTACTGAACACTGGACACGACAGAATGAGTTGCGTGAGCGTGAGCGCATGGCACTACGCTTGCTCAACCATATCCTGTCAATGACAATACCCGTTGAGGCTAATGACGATTGGTCTTGCGTCAAGTTCAACCTCAAATTAGAGGGCGGTTCCATTACCGTAATGACAGGCGCACAATATCACCCGTCATGCAATATGTACGAGGTCATGGAATACGAGGTACAGCGATGAAGTACCTACCACGCATTGGCTTCGGCATTGTGATTGGTTGCTTGGTTCTGATGATTGTTCAGACCATCGCCCACGCCTTTACAATGTGAGCCCGAACCCCGAATGCCTCCCCCCTGAGGCATTCGGGGTTCTTTTTTTGTCCCTGCACCCGCCCTATCGCATGTCTGTTCCAATGAACTTTAATACACTCACAACACACATGCGATCGGGTGGTGGGCAAGGGCGCTTCAGCATTGCAATTGCACACCAACTGTTGAGGATCAGAGCATGAACGAGATTGAATACACATTTTTCCTCACATGGTATGTTTATTGTTATCGGAACACACCTAACCCCGATGAAAGGACAAAGACCATGAGTGAAAGAATATGTTCATATCATAGTTGGAACTACTTGTATGAAGTGCACCCAAGCGGTAAGTACTTCATTGCATACCAGTTCAGTTACGACAATAAAGAGAGACAAGTTATTGCCGTAGTTGACCGCTATGTAACAGATGACAAGTGGGCTGCTATGCGTTGGTGCAGGGCACAGTATGACCTTGAGGTTGAACCTTGGGACAGAAGTGCTGAAGCCAACGAGATTAGGGAGAGTGCAAGGGTTGCCTTGCATGAACTCCACGAGTTGGAGAAAGAACAGGACAGGTATCGTATCTACGGGTGATACCATCTCCCCTCGCCTTTGGGCGGGGGGAGAACCCCGACCTAATTGCGAACGATCATACATGTTTTTTAATACACATTCTCACAAGAAAAAATCATTGGTGTGCGGAGCTGCTTCAGCGAAAGATTTGTGCACCAACGAATAGGGCACATGCTCTCAACAGCGTTTAATACACATTTTTTACAAGATGGTATGTTTATTTATGTCAAGGACACTCCCTAACACCTTGACAGGGAGATAGCAATGAAAAAGCGGACAGAAGTTAGTCCAAACCACCCAGTCGCAAGACTGACACTGGAACAACAATTCATGGTTGTTGCAGGCGCACTCAATCGTGCTACCCAGCAGGGCAACACGAAAGGCATTCAGGGCTTGGCAATGATGCTCAAGGGTTACGAGGAAGCAATAGCCAAGAAGAACCAAGAAGCCAAGTAATACCCTAATCCCCCCAGTCCCCTCAAGCCGAAAGGCTTGGGGGGATTTTTTTTGCCTAAACACCAGCGTTCTCACATGACCATACCCTTTATCTTTAATACACATTCTCATCACACAAGAACGGTGGTGTGCAAAGCTGCTTCAGCAAAAGATTTGTACGCCAACGAATGAGGTACACACTATCAACTCTCTTTAATACACATTTTCCATCAGATGGTATGGTTATCTTGTTCCTAGCAATCCCGCTAGGACAGATTGGAGATAGCAATGAAAATTATGGTTACTATCCAAACCCCGACTTGCCCCGAATGCGGGCATTGGGGCGAGATCCAAATGACCCGTGATGAATGGGAGTTTGGCAAGACGGCTAGTTGGCAGGGCGAACTCATTCAGAATTGTTTCCCTACCCTTACCCCAGCCCAGCGTGAGCAACTCATGAATGGCTACCATTCAGAGTGTTGGGATAAGATGTTTGCGAGTGCAGAATGAGCCCGCAATTACTGGAGACTATCCTCCACGCCGTAGCAGACCTACGGATACCCAAGACTGACGGGGTAATCATTGAGGCTCTCAAGATACCCCGTGAGATATTCCAGCAAGACGGTGTAGAGTGCCGTAAATACAAGCGGAGTGTTGAGCATCAGATACGCACTCACCCCGCTATCAAGCCAGTACTTGTCTGGTGGACAGTACACGGTGACTGCTACTTGACAAGAGCAGACTGAAACTTCCCCCTCGTGCCTTCGGGTGCGAGGGGGTTTTTTCATGTCCAACACCAGTCTTTCCGTATGCCATTGCCCATTGTCTTGAATACACATTCTCATACGAAAAAAAGAATGGTGTACGGAGCTGCTTCAGCAAAAGCTTTGTGCACCAGCCGAAGGGGTACACACTCTCAACTACATTGAATACACATTTTTCATGATATGTTATGTTTATTCATGTCAGCGATTATCCTAACCCCGCTGGCAAGGAGAAAGCAAATGAAACGAGTACCTAAAGGCTCTGTCAAGGTAATGAAGCGTGGGCGCAGTAAGTTCCATGACCCGTACCTTGCCAAGTGCGTCAAGGCAGTAAGCAACACTTATGATATTGTTGCAACACAAAGGGCAGTACCGAACACGATAGCCAACAAAAACCGTGTTCGTTCCCGCATTATGAGCCTTGCAGGAAACAAAAAACTTGGCGTGAATTGGTACGCTGAGGGCAAACTTGTAGTGCCAGTAATCACCAAGAAATAAGGTCGCTTCTCCAGCGAACCCCCAAGCCTACGGGCTTGGGGGTTTTTTTTGTGCCTGAACGCCAGCGCCATAGCAAAGTCATAACCAGTTGGTTGAGCACATGTTCTCTCTCTTGATATGTCGTTGGCGTGCGGATTGGGTTTACCAAACAATTTGAACGACAACGAAAAGGGTACAGGGTCTCAACGGCATTGAATACACATTTTTGATGACATGGTATGTTTATAGATGTCAAGGACATTCCATACCCCCTTGACAAGGAGATAGCAATGACACACCTACCCGAACACCCAAGAGCACTCACGATTGCTCATGAGGATGTTGTCAAAGTTGCCTTGCAACTGAAAGACAACCTCATCACCAGAGGCGAGATGAATGCTCAGATGCTCAGCATTGTGGTTGGCATGAAAGTTGCCCTGCGCCAAGAGTTCATTGGCGAAGTGCAGGACAAGTTGAGCGACATTGAGCAACTGTTCACAGATGTTCAAGGCTCAATTGAGGAAATGGATTACCTCACACTCTTCCAACCAGAGTGATTGTTCCTTCCCCCGCTCCCCTCGCCTTCGGGCGGGGGGAGTTTTTTTTTGCCTGAACTCCAACTTTTCCCATATGCCATGTCTCTTTGCTTGAGTACACATTCTCACACTGGAAAAAAAGCTGGTGGGCGGATCTGCTTTAGCAAAAGATTTGCACTCCAGCCAATGAGGAAGCGAAACGAAACCAGGTTGAATACATATTTTTAGCGTAATGCTATATTTATCTCATGCCAAAGCGATTAGGCTGAGGCAACACACTGCGGTGTGTATAACCAAGGAGATAAGCAATGCCAAAGGTAAACCTAAGCGACCTCAAAGGTCAGTTATCATCTCGTGGGCGAGCCCCGTATGACAACCCTGAACTTGAGGCTGAAATCAAGAGCCTTGACCCAGCCATTGATGGTGATGCAACCATCTATGAGGGCAGTCAAGGAGACCCATCAAGCGAGGACTACACGAACCACAAAGCAATGTGGCGTGGGCGTGCCGAGACAATTGCCGACAAGAACGGCATTGCCATCAGCGTGCAGTGGCTCACCACTGGTCAGATGGTTATCTCGCTTGCCAAGCCTGCAAAGGGCAAGAGCAAGCGCAAGTAACCGCATCTCCTGCGGTTAGTATAGAACCCCCGTACTTCGGTACGGGGGTTCTTTTTTGCTGGCGTTCATCCCGTGCTGAAGCACAATGAACGCCAGCTTTGCGACACATGCCATTCTCTCATTTTTAGTACAGATTCTCAATCCCATTCCCTGGCGGGCGTGCGATTGCGCTTTAGCGATGCAATTGCACACCCGCTGTTGGGGTACCAATACGAAACCGAATTGAATACATATTTTCACCATAATGGTATGTTTATTTATGTCAAAGGCAATACCGCCGAGACACACTCATACCGAGTGTTGAACATGGGAGAATACCTATGGCAAAGATAAACCTCAATGACTTGCAAGGCATGCTGTCCAAGCGTGGGCGTGAGGCGTTCCACGATGAGACACTACAAGCCGAGATTGTTAGCCTTGACCCAAAGGTTGAGGGTGACGCATTCATTTGGGATGACGCACAGGGTAATCCAAACGATGAGGATTACACAAACCACAAGGCTAAGTATCGTGGTCGTGTTGAAACCATTGCAGAGCGCAACAATGTCGCTGTGTCCGTTCAATGGACTACAGACGGGCGTTGCGTAGTCTCACTCGCCAAGCCTGCCAAAGGCAAGCGCAAGTAACCCTTACCCCGTAAGGCGTGTAGAAGCCCCGTACTTCGGTACGGGGCTTCTTTTTTGCTGGTGTTCATCCCGTGCTAAAGCACAATGAACACCAGTTATCAGAAGGCTTATCGTTACCATTTTTAATATACATATTCCTAATCATAAAGATGGCGGGTGTCCCAAAAAGAAATGCATTTGTTTTTGTACACCCGCAAAATATAATTAATTTATCGCTTAACTTTATTACATATTTCTAATCATAACTATAAGATTACATATGGCTTTCAAAATGTATTCCAAAATCTCATAGATAAATACTTATCTAAGGGAGGAAGGTAAAAGTTTACGCACATTTTATTTTTGTTAATCAAATGGGCTGGGAAAGACTTAGCCTGTCTCTCTACCTATCGCCTCAGATTACATCAGTGTAATCAAACACTTATACTATTCCTAAATCTATGCATCAACCCGTCATTATTCTGGGTCATCAATCGGTTATAGTATTACGCCCCTATATAGTCTAAAAGAGGGGGAATATGTTTGTATTATTCTTATAGATACCCAGTAATAGGGTATTTACATAGGGGAATCTAAATAGATCTCAATATCTGAGCTTTTTTGCCCAATTGTTGACCATTTTGGTAGTATTTCTATTAAAAATATTATTAATTAGTGAAAAAAAGACAAAAAAAACACCCAAAAATAAGCTTATTTTAAGCCTATAAATGGGTGTTTTCCTTATGTACTATGTGATATATCAGCTATATATTATTGATACATCTATGATATGCCTATGATATGAACTCCTGC